TTAAAGTAGATACATCTTCGGTTCTTCGTATTTATTAAAGTCAGGAGCTGGCTTATCTATTTTCTTGAAGATACGGGTGTATTTTTCTTTTATTTTTATATAATTATCAATCCAATCTTCATAAGATTCAGATGATTTAGAAAGCAAAGCTACTTCCTGCAGAAAAGCTTCATTTGCCAACCTTTCAGTTTCTTCCAAGTTGCCTTTTATATAAGAAACACAAGCATCGGAAAGAAAGTCTTTATTATCTATTTTCTTCCAAATGCGTTTGACGTTATTAGTCATTCCCCAAATTTTAAAGAAAAGGATGATTTGCAGTATTCCAAATGCAATCATCACTATACCTGTAAATTGTATTAATCCTTCCATGATTTATTATTTTGTTTTTGGTAAGCGATCATAAAGCAAATGAAAATCAAAGTCCATGCTATGAAGATGATAATGGATTGGATGTAATATGTCGGATACAAATAATCGGGGCGATTCATGATGATCATTTGGACAAACGAATAAAGGTGGCATAATAGAATTAGTCCTGATCCTATGCTGCCCAATAAAAAAGCTGTTTTCATAAATATTATTTTTTTGTTATACGATCAATTCTAAGCATTTTTAAGTTTGGAAGTTGTTAGTATTCTAATTTTTCGTAAGTACCAGATTCCTCACCATTTTCAATTTTGAGTTTATTATTTGATATTTTACAGTCCAAATAATATGGTGACTTACCTTTTGGGAATACATCATAGATGTAAATCTTACTATCTTCGACTTTGTATTTGAACGTTTGGAAAGAAATGGGATCTGCATTGCTATAAATTCCAAAAGAGCCTTTGTCATCGTCTCCGAAATTTAAAAACTTATGCGAGCCTTTAATGCCTGTCGACCAATTACCCACGATATTGTTTTCGTTAAGCTCGATCCAGTTATCATCATCTTTACTACAGCTAGTTAAGATCAGAATAGCAAAAAGTGTAAATAAAATGTTTTTCATAATAATAATTTATAAGTTGTTTTGTTTTAGCTTGTTTAGTTGTTTCTTCGATGGCTTTTGGAGTTTTTGAGTAAAAAAGAAAACGCTGATAGCCAAGTTTGCAACTTAATTATCAGCGTTTTCTTTTTCGTCGGGGTAGCGGGATTCGAACCCACGACCCCCTGCTCCCAAAGCGGCGTGATAATAAAGGATATTCAGCTACATATCAGTTAATTATAATGATGCGAGCTAACCATTTCAAAGATAGTTCAAAGAACGCTATTTTGAGGGCTTTATTTTAGCCCTTTCTAACTCATGATTCAATAAAGCAATTTCTTGCTTTTGGGCGCTGTTTTCTCGCAGTACTTTCCGGAGCTGTTGCCGGAGAGCAACGATTGTTTTGTCTTTATCTTCCATATATTTATTTGTTGGTTTATCCGGTTATTTTTTGTCGTCCGGCTACTTGCACTTTCTTGTTTTCTTTATTATCTATACAAGGAAAAACAATAGGTATACTAAATCTTATATTTGTAGCTGACTTAGCTTGTCCTTCAATTTTGGTATTACTACCGAATCCCCAAGCACCAAAAGTAACTCCAAAGCCAACTTTTCCACCTTCACCGGACATATTAGCCAATGATACCTCGAATTCAATATTCTGAACACTGTATAATTTTCCTTCTATTTCTACATTGTTCTTACTGTTACTTTTCCGAGGACTTACAATAGCCCCACTGGTTTCAACTCTTTTTTGAGCAGCTGTTATACCATCAACGATTTGGGAAATTGCTTCCTCTACAAACTCCTTGAGTTCTATTACCTTTGGGGTATTCTCTGGTTCCATTTATATTTTAAATTAAAAGTTATGTTTAAAAAGTTACTTTACAATTATCGTATGCGTAAACTACGCAAATATTATATTGATTATACAATGAAACATTCATCTAATTCCATTAATGCATTTTGCTATGAACGAGATGACGGTGGGCTAGATGAGGTTGCCATTAGGTATATTGAAAATATATGTAATTATATTGTAAAAGGTATCCAATAGGATGCCTTTTAGTGTATTCTACATTTTCAATTAACTGGACTTCATGATGTTATATGATCATTGTTTCTCATAGAATAGCAGTCCGACACGATCTATATGCTCGCCAAAAGGAGTACCTATATTCTTACTGTAATCAACTATATCTACTTTGTATAGTAATCCCAAGTCCTCTATTTGAATATTTATATCCAACAGTTCATTGAAAGATATATTTTGCCCTATAAGGGCCAAATCAATATCTGATCCTTCGGTATAGTTGCCTTTAGCTCTAGAGCCAAATATTAATACCTTGTCAATATTGGGATGTTTTTTTAATACATCACTAATATCTTTTATAACTTCATTACTTAAACCAAACATATTATGCGAATAATCCTGTGATTTCACTTCTTTCATAACCAAGCCGAACAGCTAATTGTTTTAGCAGTATAGAATACTCAGTGTAAATCTTTTCGACTATCTCACTTGCTTTGCCATCATTGTATGTATGCGATGTTATATTTCTAGCCTTCGACATTCTACGCCAAGCATCATGATCTGATATTAAACCATCTTCAAATGATTTCTGTAATACAGGATTTGGACCTGTTATATCCTTATATCCTTTATACTCTAAGAAATCCTGCAAAACTTTCCAAGCCAACTCGAAAGTATATTCAAATCTTTGTACAAGACCTTCCATTTCCAGTTCGGTTAACTCATAGGGTTTTCTTTCGGATTCCGTAACCAGTAATACTCTTTTGCATGCCTTGCAATAACTATCATATCTTTGTAACCAACGTATATCTTGTTCCATAGTTGCTAAATTATAGATCAATTATTTGAGTTTGATTTCTCCCTTTTTTAAAATCATCATCCCATTCTATTTTTATTGTAAAATGTGGCCTTCTTCGAAACAATATGTATCGCACTTCAAAAGATTGTTGGGGAAGGAGTATTGGATAAGGTAAATAATTGTCTGGCATATTTAATGATATGTTCTCCTCAGGATCATCAAGAATTGCAAAATTTACATTATATGCCTTCGCTTGTCCTTTGTTGTAAATTTTTAAAATATTCATTTCTCCTTTGCTGGTTTTAATAACATTGCACTCAATAGAAGCTTTTTGACTTTCTTCTTCTTCTGTTCTTCTTTTTTCTATTTCTTTTTTCTTTATAATCAAATCCAATTTATGGATTTTCCTACCTGTATACCAAGAATAAATAAGTGCTAATGCTGCAATTATAAAACTGCCTAATGAAATCCAATCTGAAATTTCCATCTTGATTATATTTTATATAAAACTTAATATTATGAATATTTTAATTTGCATATTTTCTGTTTCCATTTCCATTGGATCAGTGTTTATTAATCTAAAAAATATCAATCGTTTAAATAATCTTGAAAAAGAGATAGCTAAGCTTTTAAATAAAAAGTAATCACTTTCTTTTGAATATAGAAATGAGTTGATTCCGTATATCAGATGTTATTTCCTCTTTAATAGTATCTATTTCTTGGGTGATATAAGCTTGATTGAGTTCTACTAGTTCATCATAGCCACCAAAATATTCACGATTTGGTACATTTGATATAACTTTTATTATCATTGCATTCAAATGAAGAGTCGTCACCACAAGTTATGCAATGTAATTTTATTGATTTATTATAATTCTTATCCATGGCTAATTTTATGTTTGTAATACTATAGAATTTTATTTGTTATGACCCCTTTTACAAGGAATACTCGAAGAACTTTAGTCTTGTCTATTATCATCTCGTCAAATTCTTCCAAGTTCTTTGGAACTAAACGCCATTTATTAGGATTGTCCTTGCAGTTACGGATATATTTCACAGTTCTGTATTCGTCTGTTATAATAAGGTATGCCTCTCCAGGAAGAACACTGTCCAAACCTACCTCTTTAATAGCAATTATAGATCCGTCATTGATATCTGGAATCATAGAGCGTCCATAAGCTGGTACCGCACAATCGCAATTCTGAAAAGCGGGAATGTGCAGGTAGTAATTTGGAATATTAGTCTGATCGTTGGGAAGTTCGTCATATCCCATGGTAACATCAACGTCATAATAGGGAATTCCTTTTGTACTTGAAGCTTTGTCAACGTCTGTATTCGTTATTAATGTCTTTTGAGGATATATCATTTCACCCTTTTCTTCAATTATCCAAACTTTGTTTATATTCTTGTTTAATGAACATAAACGTTCGATAAAATCATTAGGTAATGGCACTTTCCCATTTATCACTTGCGAAAATGATGACTTATTTGAGTAGCCTAGCAGTTTACCAACTTCTTCTTGATTATCTGCAACACGTTGCCCTATTAACCACTTTATTGCAAGTTTTATCCTTTCGTTTATTGTCATACAAACTTAATTTATATTAAAAACTAAACATTGTTTATATATAAAGTTGTTTTCTATATAAACATAATTTATATTTGCACTATAAAGTTAACGCAAAACATTGATAACGCCAAAATAAAAGGGCAACAAAGTTAACTAAATAGATTATTTACTCTAAAAAAGACAAGATATGAAGAATCTAAATGAAGTAATGCGCATCCTAGGCGGAAGTAAACGTTTTGATTTCGAATACAATGAGAACGGATATTCTTGTATTCTAGTAGTTTCAAGTTACCACTCCGGTGAAGAAGTAAGACTCGACCTTTCTAAACTTGATGACGAAATGCTTGAAGCCTTGCAAGTAGAAGATAAAGATAATGAAGAAATGGAGGATTAAGTCATGAAAGTGAGAATCAAGAATGTAACCGGTTCAACTGGTAACGAATGGCTTCTATGGGAGCTAAAAAAAGAAGCAGGAGTAAAAGAAGGAGATATAGTTGAAGGTAAATTCAATCCTAAAAATAAGGCGGTAGACTTTACTAGGGGTACAACAGAATGTGTCGCTTGGCTCGGAGAAACTTGCGAAGAAGTCAAAGACTAAAATTATAAAGCATGCTGGCTTAGTTTTCGATGCAAACCCTTTGAGAATGTGCCATCTGGGCAACCGGAGAATCTGAAAGAGGTTACGAGATAGAATGAATCTTTAATCATCCGCGCAACAGCGATACGTTGTCCTTGGCAGGCTTGGTCGCCTTCCTGGGAACTAATTACTATAATATAATAATGTATATGGAAAATCAATTAGAAACTATCAAAGCTAATCTGCCTTACGGATACGAAAAGCAGATTGCGAAGGAAGTAGGATGTTCAAAGGGTACAGTGCACAATATCCTCAACAACAAGCCTGCTTCCGCTCGCTCAACCTACAAAGCAAAAGTATTGAATGTCGCTGTAAGAATGGCTAATGAAGCTTTGGAAGTCACCAAAGGAATCTCCAGAGCGGCAGCCGAACTAGAGACTTTGCATCATGGAACTGCAAGCTGATTCTGCTCTAACCAAGCGGGAAAATCAAATAGCGGGACTGGCTGCTTGTGGCTTGGCAAAGAAGGAGATTGCCGACAGATTAGGTACTGCCTACGGAACGGTAAATGTCCTGTTAGATAAGGCCTACAAAAAGACGGGGACCAGCAAATTGAACGAACTTGGTGCTTGGTGGATAAATAGAGTCTTTGCTCTAAATATAGACTTCAAGCAATTGCAGAAATCATTAATCGCTCTTTCATTTCTTGGAATTATTGCCTTTCAGATTGCATTTGACTGCAACAACGACCTTAACCGGAGTCGGCGGGCAAGAATACGAAGAAATAGAATTGAAGAAGTATATGAACTCTAATCAATATTAATCAGGCAGCATAGCATAGAGATGCAGATGTGTTTCAGTAATTAAAAGCTCAACACCATTCAAAAGTAAAACAAAGAAACAGCCTAATTAGAGATTATGGAAAATTGCTTCGAAATGATGGTCGCACGATGTATTAAGATCGGAACTGTTCAAACGTTGACGATGTTAGGGCTACTTCCCGAAGTAGTAACTATATCACAAGCGGAAGATATATACGGAAAACGCCTGATTACAGAATGGCGCGAAAAAGCCTGGATTAAGTTTTATCCGGCAAATAATAAGGAAAGAGGAAAATATTATGTGAAGCGGTCAGAACTGGAAACAGCTAGCGCAATGATGGATTTGCATAATAAAGTTCCGGACAATATCATCAAACAATTAATGCAGACAGCTGTATGACACAAGTTAAACAAGGATCTTCCTTATTAAAGGAATTACAGGATAAGATAGGAAAGCAGTTGGATGAAAGAGAAAGCGCTATTAAAAATTACAGTCCTTCTCCCATCAAATGTAGTCCATCAAAAACAGATATCAGAAAAGAACCTACAGCTGAAGACATACTCTTAATGGAAGAATACAGCCGTGGAGTATACCAAGGAGACTAATAAATAACTAATATTTAAACAATTATGAGTAACATTATTGAAATTAAAGTGGAGGAGCTTAACGCACTTCCAGCAACGAAAATTGTCGAAAATGAAAATGTACAGACGAAATTTATTCAAATGTACAATGCTATTTGGGGTTCTCAAATGGGGGAACAGATTTACCACAAGGAAGTATTTAATTTCCAGAAGGTTCTTCGTGAGAATCCTTCGCTGGCTGAATGTAGTAAGATGTCACTGTTTGGTTGCTTCCTCGATATGGCTGTAAATGGGCTATCACTTGATAATACATCACATCCTCATTGTTATCTCATTCCACGAAAGGTAAAAACGGGCCAAAAAGATGAACGAGGATTTGATAGATATGAAAAAAGAGCTAGTGTCTCTGTTACTGGTTATGGAGAACTGACCATGCGCATGCGTGCTGGGCAGATTCGATATGCGGATAATCCGGTTATAGTTTACGAAGGAGATATATTCTCTATCAGTCTGGATAATGGTGTAAAGAAGATTACTTATTCAGCCGCTATACCTCGTAAGTCTTCTAATGTAATAGGGGCATTCATTCGTATAGTTCGTTGTGACGGATCTGAAGACTATCAATGGTTACTTGAAGGTGATATCCAACGCCTGGCTAAGTTTTCAGCAAAAAACAACTCATACTACAACAAAGATGGACAACGAGTAGAAGGCAAAGCTAATGAACTGTATTATTCGAATAGTGGTGGTGTTGATCCGGGATTCCTTGAGAACAAGATGATAAAGCACGCTTTTGATGCTTACCCCAAGGTGCGTACCGGAAAGTATACTATGATGGCGACAGAGCAGGAAGATGAAGAAGTTATCGATTATGGCATTGTCGATGAAGAAAAGGTTAATGAGCCTGTTCAATCTACAGCCTCTGCAGATGATACCAAAATACCTTTTGGGGAAGAAAAACAATTAGACGCTCCGGAGCCCGTTCAAGTGGCAGTATCTGATGATGATGTAGACGGAGGCTTCTAGCTATTACTAACCAATTTAAGAAAACGATTATGGCAACAGAATTAATCAAAATAGACGAAGTAAAAAACATTTTTTCATCTTTTCCCGAAATTATGGGAAGGAATACTCTCTCCGTAAAAAAATGTAATGAAGCAGGGCAGGCTCTCCTTGATACAATCGAGGGAGAAGGTATGAATGAAACGATAGATCAGGCTGCAGCTGACTTCTTGAAAAAAGTAAATACTACTCTCAAGAATATGGACGAACGTCGCAAGCCCATCACGCAGATATTCGACAAAGTTCGTTCTTTCTTTACTTCACAAGAAAAAGAAATTGATCCTAAGGATTCTTCTACAATCCCCGGAAAGCTTGTAGCAAAGCGCAATGAGTATGCTAAGTTCAAATATGAAGAAGAGCAGAAGAGAAAGAAAGAAGCTGAGCAAAGAGTATTAATCAATAATGAAAAGGTAAGCTATCAACAAGCAATAGAAAATGGACTTCTTTCTTATTTCAGTTCATATCTATCTTCTAAGGTAAC